GGCGCGCGTCACGGCGGCTGCGGAAGAAGCGCGCGGTTCATTCCATGATCTCCGCCAACCAGCCGGGGAGCTCCTGGTCCTTGAACACCGGCGAGCGCGGCAGCTTCTTCCGCACCGTGTCGAGCGGAGGCGCCGGCGGCTCCGGGGGCAGCTCCCAGGGCGCGAGGATGCGGCCAGAGGCCGTGCGGGAAGGTGGGGAGGTTGATAACAAACGTTCCCCCGCACGTTCCCCGGCATAAGCCTCTGATTTTTCAGCCTCAGGGGAACGAGGGGAACGTGGGGAAGGTTTTTCCGGCTCTTCCTTCACATGTGCGCGCGTGCGCGCGTGCGTTAGTGTTGGAAAACGTTCCCCACGTTCCCCACGTTCCCCGACCAGCGCCAGCCGCCAGAGCTGAGCCTTGTGTTCAACACCGACTGCCGTGAGACGGACATCCCGCTCAGCGACCCGGAACACCCGGTCCCGCATCCGCCCGAGAGCCTTTCCGAGACGGGTGCGCTGTGACTTCTCGTTTCCGGGACCAAGCGGAAGGGGCGGCTCACTGTCGACTGCAATGTCGTAAAGGTCTCCCGATTTGACTTCAGCCGTACCGTAGCGGGCCCACCAGCCGCTGACGAAGACACCCCACGCGCCACCCTCCGTATCCGCCGCCGCCATCATCTCCTCGAGGTTGCCGAGGAACCCTTCGATACCAGCGGTCTCCAGAATGCCACCGATGACGCTGGCCCAGTTCTCATAGGAGCCGATAGTCCGGGACCCGCGTGCGCGACCGCGGGCAATCCAGGCCTGGCAGAGTGTGAGGCAGGCGGCAACCAGCCTGCCACGGTTTGCGCGCACCCATGTATTGAGGTCGGGGTGGCGGAATTCGGCGCGCTGCCACGGCCGCTCGAGATGGGCGTCGAGGCGGATGCGCACCAGGCGGCGCGCCATCTCGTTGGAGAACTCCGGATTGTTGCCGGTGGCGATCCACACGCAGCGGATGGGAAGCCGCGCCATCTCGGAGGCACCGAGAATGCGGTCCTCCCAGAAGGGCGCGGTGAGAGCGGCGGCGACGGCGGCACTGTCGAGCTTGCTGCGCAGGTTGTCGATCAGCAGGATGGACGGGACCTGGCGCAGCTTGGCGGTGACGCGCTTCCTCCATTCCTCGTCGTCGCGGCCCTCCGTCATGACGCTGACGCCGCTGCCGGTGAGGATGGTGGAGATGGAATCCACCATCAGCGTGGCGCCGGTGCCAGGGGTCGGCTTCTCGATCAGGTGCAGAGGCGTGGGGCCATCGATTATCGAGCGCACGAAGCCGAGAAGCAGCAGCGCCACGCAGTGGGCCATCTCGGGGGCCCCGACGAACGGGAAGTCGCCAAACAGATCCTCGCAGATGAGCTTTCGTGAATCTTCGACCTGTTGCGCCGTCGGGCGCTCCGGGATCTCGGGAACGGTGAAGCCGGGTGTGGGCTGGTACAGGAGACGCGCGTCGGGATGATAGCCGGGGCTGGTGAGCAGCTTGCCGTTTCGGCCGAAGACTGGCGTGTTGACGATACCCATCAGCACCGGCAGACCGGGATCGGGCGTGGCGAGCAAAGATTTGACGACGGAAATCGGCGGCGGGGCGGGCATCATCTCGCCCTTGGCATTCTCCTTCACCCAGCGCGCCAGCCGCGCCAGCATGTGGCGGAGGCGGTCCTCGGTGAGAGTCGCGGCGACGGGGCGGCCCTCGTCATCGGGCACCACCCAAGTCGGAATGCCTGCATAGCGGAACAGCCACGGCGTCCGGTTGGAGGCGAGCAGCAGCGTCCACGTCTTTTCCACCGCGCGAGCGAGATCGCCCTCGTCGGCGCGCATGACGGGAACTTCCTTCGCGTCGCGCAGAAAGTTGACTGGGCGGTGCTGGCCAATCTCGGGCGCTGCATCCTGAAGCTTCGGTAGCACCGCTGTGATGGCCTCCATGACGGCTTGTGGCCCTGAGGCCAGAAGCAGGTCGTTGAAGTCCTGACCCGCAACCGGCGGCAGCGCGATGACAGCCTCCCTGCCCTCCATGCGCAGCCGCCGGGCGGCGGTTTCGGCGGCGCGCAGGCCAGCACCCGATTCGTCATGATCGGCGAGAACGATGACACGCTTGGCCTCCGGCGGCAGTTGCACCTGCTCCAGCCCCGAAGTGGAGAGCGTGGCCCACACGGCGAGACCGGGGCACGCCTTCATCACCGCGAGGCCAGTTTCGATCCCTTCGCAGATGCCGAGAGCCGTTTCGCCGCTGAAAGCGCCAAGCCGCACCGCGCCGCCCGCAACCTTCCCCAGCATCATGCGCGGCTTCGCTATCGCCGCCTTCGTGACGGAGCCATCCGGCTGCTCATCCAGATATGTACGGTGCAGACCGATGATTTCGCCGTCACGGTCGCGCACGACGCCCAGCATTCCCGGATAGCCCGACCGCGTATCCCAGTGGGTCAGGTCCGGATGGAATTGAAGGTCAGCCGCCGAGGGCGCAGCAAGGCCCCGCCCCGCGAGGTAGCGCTCGGCTGCCGTACCAGCGACGGGCATCGCCCCCGACAGAATATGGGCGATCTCCTGCGTGGCGTCTTTCTTGCTCCCAGTACTCGTAGCTGCTGTCAAAGCCGGCGGCGCCTTGCGCTCCGGCGCACCGGGCGCCACGCCAGCAATGTCCGCCGCCTCGACGATGAGCGCCGCGCCATCGAGACCGGTGGCGTGCTGAATGGCGCTGATCGGTCCCCCACCCTGCTCGCCGTCGAACTCGTGCCAGTCGCCGGCATGCGGGCCCTTGAGGCTGATGACGCAGGAGCCGCTTTTCCGCGGCGCATCGCCATGGATGTTGGCGAGACGCCACTCGTCGCCGACGCGGCGGCCGTTCGGAAACAACTGCGGCACCCAGTTCTCTGCCGTGTCGCGCAGTCGCCGGACGATGAGATCGATGTCGTAATGCGCCTGCCGCGGAGGACGCGGCGGCTCGACGTCGTTGAAGTCGATGACGGTGACGCTCATTATAATCGTCCTCTCACGCGAGGCTGCAGATCTTGTTCGTTCATCGCGGACAGGGTCATGACAAGATCACCAGGCCTTTTTCGGCGCGTGTGATGGCGGTGTAGAGCCAGCGGTTGCGGTCGATGGCCGTGCGGCCGAAACCGTCATCGAACAGGATGACGTTGTCCCAGGAGCTGCCCTGCGATTTGTGGACGGTGATGGCGTAGCCCCAGCTGGTTTCGACCAGGGTGCGGCGCAGATACGCGTCACGGCGGCCACGGTCCCGGTCGAAGACAATGTGGTCGTCATATTCGCCGCGCCAGAAGTGCTGGGGCCCGGAGATCTCCTGCCCGTCCTCGGTGCGCGCGGTCGCGCTGAAGGAGACCTCGTTTCCGGGCTGGTGATGGACATCGGTCAGGGAGAGGAACATGCCGTTGATGAGGCCAAGGTCATGGCGGTTCTTGAGGCAAATGATCTTCTCGCCTGATCCGGTCGGCAGGTCGTGCGTGAAGCCCGCCGCGCGCTTCATCGCCATGTTCAGTCCGCGCCGCGTGGCGTTCGAGCCGCACAGCACCTGCCCGCCCTTCAGCATCTGTTCCGGAATCACATCCCGGCGCGGCATCTTCCAGACATGCTCGTCATAGGCGCCGTAATCGATGGGAAGCCCCTGCCGCGCCAAGGTGGCAAGCCGCAGGATGGCGCTGCCCTCAGCCTGACGGTGGATCTCGTCGAGCATGACGTCCGGGGCCACGTTGGCGAAGGCGCCCTCGCCATGGATCGGCGGCAGCTGGCCGGGATCGCCCAGCACGAGGATGGGCTTGCCGAAGGCCAGGAGATCATTGGCCATCTCTTCGCCCACCATGGACACCTCGTCGAGAACGATCAGGTCGCAATCGCGCACCAGCGACTGGCTGTTGAGGACAAAGCGAGGCTCGTGGATATGGGCGAGGCGCAACTCGATGCTGGCGATCTGGGTCCGCGCAAAAGCAAGTTCGCCGGGCCCCATCAGGAACAGCCCGGCCTTGAGCTGCGCCAGCTCCTTCTCGACGCGCTCGATTTCTTCTTCGGTCGCCTCCGAGACGCGGTAGATCAGGCTGTGGATGGTGGACGCGGGCGTGCCCTTGCGCGTCATCACCAACGCCGCCTTACCGGTGAAGGCGGCAAACTGCACGCCGCCCCAGCCGCCGTTGCTTTTCACGGCAAGGCCAAGCGCCTCGATTGCGTAGCGGGTGATGGTACTCTTTCCGCTTCCGGCATACCCAAACAGGCGAAACACCTGCTGGATGTGACGGCGGTTCAGATACCAGTCGCGAATCGCCGCGATGGCGCGCGCCTGAGCGTCTGAAGGGGTAAAGGTCCTCATCACGCCGCCACCTCGTAATCCTTGACCACGCCGCCGCGCGACCTGTCGCCGACCTCGCACTCGCGCACAAACACGCGGCGGCCGTCCGATAGGGTGCGCCAGTGGCCGCGGCGGATGTGCCAGCGTGGCGTGGCATGGGTGCCGCCAAGATGAGGACCGCGAACCGTGAGTTTCGACGAATCGATCGTGACCGTGTGCCAGATCCAGCCGCTGACGCCCGCCTTCTCGAACCTGCGCCGATGCGGCAATGGCATGCTGACGTTCTGTATGTCGGGTTGCCGCCCGAGGATGTTGAGTGCATTCACGACAAGGTTGACGACAACCTGCGAGTAAATCCTCGCGCTCCGCTCATCGGGACAATCAGGAGTGTTCGCCTCGATTTCGAGTTCCCCATCCGCACGGAGGACGGCGCGAATGATCGGCGCCACCCACTCCTTGCGCGCCAAAGCCTTCAGGATCAGGAAGGCCTCGACATCGGTTCCGCGTTGCCGGCAGCATACGAATGTCGATTGGTAATAGTCGCCGTCCGGCACCTCGAATATCACCCGCTCGTTAGGCAGGCGAAGCTCAAGGCCCTCACGGTCAGAACACAGCTTTTGCGCTGTTACCCAATCAAACCCCTCCTGATCAGGAAAGCTGTAGACGGGCGCAGCCATGAAGGCATCGAGTTCGCCAAGCACATTGAAGAATGTCCTGTTGGTCGGAAAGACGCGCTTGAACTCAAAGGCAGCCGGAATGTTCATGACGTGGCCTCCCAGCAGGTATCGTGAAACGGGCAGAAACGGCAGACATGGAAATCGGGGCTGGCGGCGATGCGCGGCGGCAGGTCATTGGCCTCGGCGGCGCGAATGATCTCCACGGCCTTGTCCGAGAGCCCCTGCGCAATGTTCGGAATGAAGCCCACCTTCTCGTGGTGGAGTTCCTGCGTATCCTTGTTGAGACAGGTGAAGAGAGCGACCTCCAACTCCATGTAGGCCATGTAGAGCTGGAGCTGGGCGTAGTAGACGGGCTTCGACAGCTCGACCCCGCGCTTCACCACGTCGGCCCAGGACTTTGCCTTCAACGCCTTATGTTCGAAGAGCGCCGGCCACGCGATGCCGATGTCGGGCCCGCCGACGATCACGCCGTCGATATGTCCCTTGATGCGGCCGCCCGCAGTCTCAAAGCCAAACTGGCCACCATCGCGGCGCTGGGTTAGAAGCCCGAAGCCCGCGGCCTTGAGCCAGCGGATGGAGAGTTCCTCGAACTGATGCCCCGCCGCGAAGATGCGGAGCGTCTGGCCCGAGAACGCCTTTTCAGGATCATGCGGCGTTTGGGTATATTCGTAGACAAGCCTCCGGCTGCAGGCTTCGCCGATGCGGCTCCCGCCCAGATATGTGCGCTTGGGCTGTGCCTCGTGCTGCGCCACGAGCGCCTTGTCGATCAGCGCATTGACGCGTGCGCTCAACGGCAGGACACTGGCGCCGTAAGTGAAGCCGGATTCGTGATTGAGATCGATCATCGTCGCGGGTCTCAGTATGGAATTTCGCCGCGGTTGGACTGGCGCAGCATCGAGTCCTGGAAGCCGTCGACGCAGGCCTCGATGATGCGGTCGATCTCCTCCTTGCTGAGGCTGAGGAACGGATCCATCAGGTCCATTTCGTTCAGCACCTCCGCGAGGAAGTGGCGCGCGTCGGCGATGGCGCGCTTCTCCATGTCGGTCTTGTCGATCATGCCGTTGTTCTCCATAGCGAGCGCCGAGCCGAGGTTGAGGCAGCGCAGCGAGCAGAAGCGGTGAAAGGGATAGAGGTCGTAACGAAGCGACAGGCAGAAGCCGAAGCCGCGGGCCTGCCTGCCGCAGAGCGCGCATGGGACTATCCGGCCAAGAGCAGACTGGTCAGGGCGCCGGAACTTTCCGGCTTCTCCCTGATCCGCTGCGAGGCCAGGACGATGAAGCGGGAGATGGCGTTGTCCGCCATCGCCTCGAGATCGCACAGGCTGAGCGAGCTTATGGGACGCTCGAGCCTTCCTCTTGCCTCCAGCCATGCGCCGATCTCCCTTGCCGCTTCCCGCGTCACGTGGGCCTGCCACTCGTCATCCGTCATGGGCCCTGCCTCAGCCGGCCAGCCAGGCAGGCCCGGGCTTGGCAGCCGCTGCAGGTGTGGCGGCTGGTGCAGGGGTTGGAGCAGCTTGATGAGCGGGCGCAGGAGCAGGCTGTGCAAGCGAGCTGGCGCCGAGCGCCCCGCCCCATGCTGGCTTTGCCGCAGCCGGCGGCGCGGCATTGCCCTGCCCCCATGCGGGCTTCTCGCCCTCGGGCTTCGCGGCGGGGCGCGGCCGCGCGGAAGGTGCTGGCGGCACGTGCTCGCCATTCATCACCTTCTGCCATTCCGGCTCGTTGGGCAGCACCACGCGGTCCAGCCGGTTGCGGTCAGGGTAGCGCGGGTTGTCGCTGGGTTCGACCTTGATCTTGCCGATGAAGGTGATGCCCGACATCTGGGAGAGGCCGTCCAGCAGGCGCTTCGACTTGGCACCCTCGCTCATGTCCTGGGGATCGAGCCCAAGAGCGCTGTCGATCATGCTGCGGAAGGTCGACTTGGTGATCTTCCAGCCGATGGACACGCCCTGCTCGTCGACCTTTCCGCCGATAGCGGTGAAGAACTGCCAGAACTTGCGCCGGGCATAGGGGCCCTCGGCAACGGTGAACTCGGCATCGATCTGCTGAACATCGCTGCCGGGAGAATTGGAGTGCTTGAGCAGTTTCGCATCAGCCGGGCTGGCACCGTCGATGGTGCCCGGCTTGAAGATCATGGTGATCTTCGCGAAGGTGCCGTCGGGAATGATGTCCGTCGTCATCTGCGGTTGCACGTCGTTCATGTCGTAAGTCATGGCTTCAACCTTTCCTGGGGCTGTGGATCTTGGTGAGAAGGGCGGAGAGATCGGCGGGCTCGGTGACGGAGAGCCTGCCGGATCTATCTTTCGCGGGCAGGCCGTAAGGGTTGACCGTCTGGCAGACGAGGCGGCGGGTGCGCCCCTTCGCCGGGTCGTGCCGCCAGCCATCGCCTTCGGGCTCGAACAGGCCCAGCGTGGCGACCTGGTCGACGATGCCGGGCAGTTCGCGGGCGACCTTTCCGCCCTCGAGCTGCGGTTGCCATGTGGCGCGGCCGAACTCGTCCGTGAGCTGCTCGAGGATGCCGACGAAGATCGTGGTCTTGCCCTCGGCATGCTGAAGATGCTTCAGCAGCGTGATCATCTCGCGGGCAAGAAGCCCATAGGCACCGCGCACGTCGGGCTTGCCCGTCCGTTCCGAGAAGGCCTCCGGCTGCTGCTTCGACCAGGCCATGGCCTGGCGCGACAGGTCGGTGATCGAGTCGACGAAGATGTAGCGCTTCGCCGCCACGAGGCTGGCGAGATCGGGATAGGTCTTCGCCACATGGGCGTGATGACCTTCGGAATAGTAGCCATTGGGATCGGCCGCCGGGTTCACGCCACCGATCAGGCAGGCGATGTCGCGCGCGTCCTCAAAGCTGCGGATCGGGATGCTGTCGCCGTTCCAGTCCTGCACCGACATGAGGCCCGCCTCGAAGTCGAGGCACAACGTATCCTTGCCGGGCAGCGCCTTCATGAGCGAGGTCTTGCCGGAACCGCTTGGGCCGAGCACACACATGGTGGTCTTGGCGATCGCGGTCGAGAGCCGCATCTCTGCGGTGACGAGGCGGAGGCTCATGCGCCCCTCCCGTCAGGGGGCAGCAGGTCGTAGCTGGGCTTGCCCGTCTCGACCGTACGGGCCGGGGAAAACAGTTCCCTGAGCATCGGAGGCCATGCCTCATAGGCGCGCTCGGAGATATCATACTTGATCTTCACGTAGCCGGTGGGATCCTCGCCCCAGCCCGAACGGATCAGTTCGACCAGCTCCTTCAGCTTCTGCT